GGGTAAACGGCGGCGCCAGCTACCTTTTCAACGGCCGGAACGTGATCGCCGATTCAATGCAGATAACGTACCAGACAGCGGACGAATTCGCTGATGACTCGGTCGAAATTGAATATACGGATCCGACAACGTGGCAAAAAGAAACCATTCTGGCGGCGGTCCCTGGAAGCCCGGCGGGGAGCCCTAAGAAAATAAAATGGCCTTTTGTCACTAGCCGGATACAGGCCCATCGAGAAGCGATGTTCATGGCGGCGAAGCAGGAATTCAGGAACGTTCACGCAACATTCCGAACGGAGCTTGACGGGCGCGTCCTGGATTACCTGACCCCGATCATGGTGGTTCACGATTTGCCGAGGTGGGGCGGTGGTGGCGAGATCCTGGCGGTCAGCGGGAACACTTTGACCCTGTCTGAACCGGTGGTTTTTGACGGCGCCGGTGATCATCATATTTATTTTCGTGATGATACTGGCCAGCTATCCAGTCCGTTTGTTGTGACGGCCGGCGCGAATGAATATGAAGTCATCGCGGCGGGAACCCTTCCAACCATTTACGTCGGAGAGGCCAAAACCCGGACGTTTTTCGCGTTTTCTAGTTCGGTGAGTTCGCCGCGTCAAATGCTGGTCGAAAAGGTTCAGGCCAAAGGGGAGTATGAAACCATTGTTGGCGCCGTTGTTGATGACCCCATCGTTCACAGCTACGACGCCTTAATTGATGACGGCACCATTGCCACGCCGGATCCGGAGCCACCAAACCCGGTTGATCAATTCAAAATATCCAACCTGGTCGCGATTCAAGGCGGGACGTTAACAAGCCCTGAACTTCAGCTTTCATGGTCCCCCGCGCATGACGCGCAAAGGTATCTGGTGGATATTAGTTTTGACGCCGGGGTCAGCTGGACCCGAGCCGCAACGGTACTTAACAACAACGCGATAATTGCTGTCAGGTTCGGGGTGGTTGATGTTCGGATAGCACCACAGAATGACGCTATCGGTCTATGGTTTCAGCTTCAGGTTGACGTGGGGACTGACTACGCAGTCCCGCCAACCCCGACCGGCCTGTCATTATCAAGCGCGTTCACCGGCATTCAGGTTATTGTTGATTGGGACACGCACGTCAACGCGGTCGCCTGGGTCGTTGAAGTGGTGGATCTGGCCGCAAGTGTTCGCCACACAGAAACAGTCACGAGCAACAGTTTTTCATATTCTCACGCGCAAGCATTGCTTCAGGGGGTCGGCCGGGAATTCGATATTGAGGTGACCGCCGTCAATGCGAACGGGGTTTCCAGTGTGGCGCCGGCGGTCCTACGGGTGAAGAATGCCCAAAGCGTTGCGGTGACCGGGTTAACGGCGACCGGGGTGGTTGATCAAGTCATCCTGACATGGAACGCGGTCACTGAACCGGACAACGTGGCTTATCGGGTATACGGAAGCAACGTTGAGTCACCCGGGGGCGGTCAGCCGCTAATCGATGGCAATGTAACCGCTTTAACTTTCGCGCATAAAGTGCCGGTTGGGGAAGACTGGTGGTTTACAGTGGCCGCGGTCGATGCCTGGGGAACCGACGAAATAAACCTGGCGACTCAGGTCACGGCAACCACTAGCAAAATCATTGCAACACAGATCAGCGACGACGCGATTGAAACCCCGCACCTGGGCGCGAACGTCGTGACCGCTGCGAAGATGCTGGTCACGCAATTATCAGCGATAACGGCCAACCTGGGGACGGTTACCGCGGGCCTGTTAAAGACGACCACGGGGACCGGCGCACGGGCGGAACTTGATTCAGCCGGGAACTATCCTTTCTGGATCGGAAACGGCGCGAAGGGATCCGCGAACGGCGAAGCCTACTACGACAAAACGACCCAAACGGTAACGTTCCACGACCCGACTTCAGGGATGAAATTCGAGCTTCAGGCCGGGGCCGCCTTGCCTTTCTGGTACGGGGCCGGCAACAAAACCGAGGGGAACGCGAAGCTGTTCATCGATTCGTCAGGAAACATCGTGGCGAAGGGGCTTGAGATCCGCGATCCGTCCGACAATGTTGTTTTTTCGTCGGGTGGCACCTATTCGGGCGGCTATGCTTACGAAAATTTAACAGGCCTGCCAAATCCGTCTAGGTCGTTTGGCAACCTGCTTGACGTTACCCAATGGGTTATCGGTACGACTGGAACACAGGGGGACTTTACACACAACGGTAAAGAGGAAGAAAACGAGATCTTCCTTGAAGAAGGCCCCTACGGTGAAACTCAACCGGTTTGGGTTTGTGAAGCGACGGGGGACGATAACGCTGACGGTGGTTGGGTCAATGACGTCTATCCCGTAAACGGTTACGACCACACGAAAACTTACCGGTTCAGTGTGTGGATCTGGCAGGAAGACAATGACAGCAACGTTTACCTGGGAGCTGGAACAAGTGACAAAACTCGAAACCTATCCGACAGCTCCATTAACTCTAACCCTTACTTCTATAGCGGAGATTTGCCGTCTCTGGGAAAGTGGTTCTTAGTTGTTGGCATTTTACACGGGTCTGGGTATTCACTAACCGCTCAATCAGGTATTTCGGGGGCTTATGATCCGCTAACAGGCTTAAACGTTGATCCTGGAACGGACTATAAATCCGAGGTTGGGGCGCTTTTCCAGACGCACCGGGCCTATCATTTTTACGCAAGCGTGGCAGGGCTGAAGGTTAAGTTCGCGAACCCCCGTATGGACCTGGTGGACGGGACAGAGCCAACATTGATTTCTATGATGTCAGGGGCGGCGCTGTTAACTGATTTCACCGACAACCGGATAGCGAACAACACGATTGAAGACGGGGTTGTTGTCCTTAATTCCCCCGGCGGGGCTCGCTACAGTGCAAACGCCGTTGCAGTTGGGGCAATTGTGGTTACGCTTCCTCAGTCATGGTCAAACGATATGATGAAGTTTGACGTTGACGTCTTTGATTACGCTATAGGGGGGTCGTTCACTGCTAAGGTTGCCGGCTATAACTACGCCGGAACTTCCGCCTGGTTAAGATATTCGGCGCAAATAATTGGCAACATCGCCGGCGACAACCGGGTCAGGCTAGGCCATGACGGGACGAATTGCGTGGTTGTAATTGGTGAGACGGGGACCAATTGGGAATACCCTGTCATCGCTGTTAAGAACTTTCAATTGGGGTACGCGAACGCGGATCTTGATGAATGGAAAGATGGCTGGTCAATCAATGTTGTTGACGACCTAACCGGGTACACGTTCACTGCTGATTTTGCTGACGCTTTGCTGGATGCGAAATCCATTTCCGGTCAAGGCGCATTGGCAACGCAGGACGACGTCAATTATACGGCGGTGACCGGCCCCAAGCCCCCAACCGACGCGGACAACACTGCCTCAAACACTAGTGCGATGGCCCATATTGACCAGATCACGTCGGGGAACATTTCCACATTTATCGCTTCCGCAGCTATCGGGAACGCATATATCGGGAACGCGGCGGTGAATACTTTGAAGCTGGCGGGCGAATCTGTAGTTATAACCGAATCTTCCTATGTTGGCGGGAATGTGACGGTCACAACGTCATGGACCACGGTTGGGATTAAATCAATAGTTCTGACGGATGTACTATCGACAACGGCGGTCCTAATTGTTTTCAAATGTTCCGTCTTTTTAAGCGATGATTCAACGGTTAATATTGGGAACGTTAACTTTAGAATTTTAAGAAACGGGTCACAGGTTCACACCGAAGTAGCAAGAATGAGCGGGCAAGGGTCCGCGGCCGCCGGGGTTGCGGTTGTCGCTTATCCAAATTTCCCCGGATCAAACGGGACGCACACCTATACAATTCAAGCTAATTGCAATTTTGCCTATAATGGAACTTTTTCTTCGCGGGCGCTCTCACTGACAGGGTCAAAAAGATAATGGGAAATTGGACTTCATATAAACCAAATGGGGAAATTCATTGCGTTTTCACGGGAACCGAACCGATAACCGCAGAGCTTGAAGGGTTTTCGTATATTGGCGGCGCCGGCGACTATGAAACCGAATTCGTTGACCTAACAGGGGCGCCGGTTATAGCCAGCAAGGTCAGCGTCCCATTTTCACAGGACAAGGAATCTATAACCGCTGACGCCGTTGATGAATGTTCGGTTACGGGGCTTCCTGACCCGTGCGAAGTAACCTGGCCAGATGGTGAGGTTGACGACGTGACTGGCGGCGAAATCGATTTTTCGGTGGATCTTCCGGGTGATTATGTTATTAAGCTAAAAACGCCAATTCACCTGGAAACGGAGGTTTACATTGCGGCGAATCCTGTCACTTAAAAAAGGCGAAATTAAGCGAGCAAAGGCGGAAGCGGGCCGGCGAATCGGTCTGTTTATGCCGCTTTGGAAGCAGCATAACGAGCTCGTGAGGGCTCATTTCCTGCTATCAAAGCGGGTTGATTTCCTGCTATCAAAGGGCGGGTTCGATGACCCGCTGACCGCAAAAGAAAAGGCCGCATTGGATGCGGCCGAATTAAGGCTTCGACAGGTTCAGAAAATGGCGAAGCATGGCAACCAGCTAGAAAAGAATATCAGCGACGGAATTCCGACCGACCTTGACGCTGGTTGGGATGAATTGTGATCCTGGGTTACCGCATATCGGGGAGAAGCCCGGGCATTTCCCCGGACTCATAAGCGGACGAAATTTGCGGTAGCATGAATTGGCTGACAGTTTTTCCGTTTGGTAAAACGATATTAGCCATGAATTCATCTTCAAAGATTGAAATTCCGGCTTCGACAGCTTCCAGCTTCGCTTTTATGACCAAAGCCAAAGCGCGCCATCGCTGGCGGCAGGCTTGTTCCCATTCAGCGTGAATGGCTGATTCCTTCCGGGCTTTTCCGGTCGGAGTTTTGGAAAACCGGTCTTCATTTATCGATGGCAGCGGCAATACAAACTTGATTTGTATCCCGGCCATCCTGAATCCGATCAAAGCGCGGCCCTGGTCCCATCCATAAATAAACTGATCAGCGTTGTAACGCTGAAGCGTCCGTTCTATTTCGGCCCGGCTTTTGTCAGTGCTGACAGATGTCTTTTCTGCGTATGTCATTCAATTACCCCTGGTTAGCGTTGGCCCCGCGCCAAATAAATTCCCCGCCATCTTCGACAATGGCTGTTTCGGTGGCTTTGCATTCACAATCTTTCCCGATTAATGGATCTGCGACAGGAAGCCAGTAGTTTCGGACGAACCCGCCTGGGACGTGGTTGTCTTCTTCGGCGTCGGTCATGCCAAAGCATTTCAGGACAAACCGGGCTTCATTCCGGCTGCACCGATGGCCGTTTTTACTTATTGATAAATGATATTCGGGGCCTTTGTCACCGGCGTTTTTAACTACTTCAACCGATGAAATCGCTACAATTTCCCGTTCAGTAAAAAACCATATCCGGCCTTCATACCCTGAAATCGATTCGGTTGGTGATTCACCACAATCAACCCACCCAGAGCCCGCCGGGGTTTTCGGTTTAATTATGCTGATTGATTCCCCGGTCATTAGCCGGCCCCCTTGGTGTCATCGATAAAAATCAAAATATCCTGGCAGATCGGCGCGAATTCATCGACATCGGCGAACAGGTCAACAAACCTTTTTAGATATTGATAGCCGTCGCTAATCATGGCCTCATAGGGTTCATTGTCCGCCTGGGCGCTCGTGGCGGCCGCTGGCTTCGCGTGGCGTGTAACCACCGGGGGCTTTGCTGGTTCGCCGGCTGGCGGCTGCGTGGCGGGGGTTGGTGGTGGCATTTTGGCGGCCGCTTCCCGTTCCCGTTGTTGTTGGGCGGCCGCTTCTACTCTTTCTTTGTGGTCGGTAACCCGGCTATTAACCAGCAATTGAAAGTCATCGGATGGCTTGAACGCGACTTGTTGCAGATCCGGGAACAGGGCAGCGGTATCAGGGCCGGCGGCATTCATGGCTTTTATGTTGCGCCTGGCAAGCGCGGCGACCTGGTCGGTTTCTATTTTGGTTGCTGCAACAAGGTCATTGATGGCGCCTTTAATCGAGGACAAGTTACGCTTTCCTTTGATCGCGCCCGCGAAGTCAACCGTCCCGACCGGTATGGAGACAACCGACAAGTCATCATTGAGGGCCTGAACGTGATCATCGACGGCCTGTTTCCCGGCAAGGATTGCTTCAGTCTTGATAGTTTCTTTTTGGTTTTTGACTGATTTGTTTAGCGCCAGCCGCTTTGACCGGATTGATTCTTTGAGGTGGTCAATGGTCCTGAACAGCTGGTCAATGTCGGCGGTCTGACCGAGTGCGGCCGTCTTCGCAGCGTCAAGGGCTTTTTCAGATTCATCGCACAGCTTGATTATTTGTTCAGCGTCGGCGAAATCCTGGTCCGTGACAAGGTCCGTTTTTATTGAGTCGATCAGCGTCATCGCCGATTGTGAAAACTCAACAAGGTTTGATGAATTAACGGATCCGGTCAGTGATATTGAAATTGCAGGAAGCGAAGCCAGCCTGGTCCCGGTAACCACGGGGGCGGCCGGTTCTGGCCTGTATGCGTCCAGATCCTTTTTGAATTGGTGCCACCCGGCAATAATAGCGGATCGAAGTTTCGGGTCGGATTGATACCAGCAATGAACCATTGAATCAAACTCGCCTTTTGACGCCATCAAAAGGGCGATTTCGGCGCCGGAAACCATTAGTTCAGATTCCAGCTGAATCGCTAAATAAGGCGCGATGACCTGGTTCGGGATGTCAATCGCTAGCTGTTTATTGAGGGTTTTATGTTCCCACACCTTCGACGCGTCCATTGGTATTCCGTCAAGCGACGCGGACAGGGGGAGCCCTTCAATTTCAACCGAAATGGTCGGCATGAATAACTCGCTTCCGATCAGATCTTCGGCCCATGGAACAGCGATTTTTTCGTATCCGTGGCCATCGTCGAAGATCTTCTGGACGAAGGTTCCTGGTTCAGCGGTCAAGCCAGTCGCCTTTTCAGCCAGCAGTTCATCGCGGGATTGGTGCGGCGAAACGCCCATCATAACGGGGGCTTCCGACGCGGTGAATCTGGCCAGCCTGAATTGGTTCCATTCAGCGGATCCCTGAATTAATCGGTGGTAAGTTCTTTTCATTGATCTTCCCCTTCGTCGGTTGGTGGTATTTCGATTGAATTAATTTCTTTAATGTTCTTTTCGCTTAGGCGACCCCTTGTACTGACCAGATCGATAATTTCCTGATGGCTTTTTAGCCCGAGGCGAACGGCCTTTTCCCATGACGGGAAATTTTGATCAAAGTCCGCCTGCGAGTATTCAGGCCGGTCGCGATCACCCTGGACGGCGGGCGGCTGGTTGTCAGCGTCGTCATCGGTTTCGTCGTCGTCTTCGGGTTCTCGAAGGTCGCCTTTGTGCCATAAATCGATAGCAACCCCGAACCGCATTGCTGCATTCCTGATCGCGTCACCTATCCTTTCCTTCATTGCGTCCCCGCCGGTCTTCCCGCCGGCGTCGCCGCAACCGATACGGGTCACGCCTAACACGGTGAGCTTTATCCATAAAACGCCGTCAGCGGACAGGACAGGGGCGCCATATTGGTCAACCGCCATGGGTTCCCATGACCATTCTTTATCAACGCTTAGAAGGCGGAGAGTTACGGCGGCGTGGCCGACATAATCGAGGTGAATCACGTCGGGATGATGCCAACCCCCGCAAAGCTGGCATCGGTGGCCGTTTCGATAGTCCTGTTTGACCTGGTTTGTTTGGGCCTGCGTAGGCTTCGGCAATTTGCCGATTTGATTCTCAGGGAATGGGGCTTGAAGTAATTCTTCTGGCGATAACATTGAATTAATCCCGTGACTGGTTAGCGGCGTAGTCGTCAGCCGTCAGGACGGGGTTGTCTTTTTCATCCTGATCGGCGGCGACCCCGTAAAAATATTCATCCATGGCGGCGCTTATATAATCAATGGTGACCCGCCGTGAACGGTCCCAACCTTCGCCGGATTCATCTTCGTCAAAAGCAACAAACAGCGAAGCCAGATGAAGCGCGGCTTCGGTGGTTGCTTCTAAGAACTGAAGAATCATTTCGGGGTCGGTTTTATACGACTTGATTAATGCTTTGATCCGATCCGGCCGGCCTTCGTCGGTGACTTCGTCGTGGTCCCATGGGTTGAAGACGCGTTCGTCGCTAATCCGGCACGGCATTTTTTGATTATCCATTGAAGATCCCCTTTAAGAAGAAAGCAGCGGCCAATAGGCCGGATGAAAACGCCACGGCAATCAACCAGCCGACATTCGGCCGATAAACTGGTTTTGGTTGGTCGATATAAAACGGGCTTGTTGTGCGATTCATGCGAAGCGGCTTCAGCGGTTTACGCGTTGGTGGCTTCCCGTTAATCCTGGTTGCTTGTGGCTTCATGGTTTCTGGTCCTTTGTTGTTGGTCTGGCGGTAATATATAACCGACAGTTCTGGCAGTCAATAACTATTGGTTATTTAATTCAAGAGGGTCTATTGACAGCGAGTAACCGCCGGTTCTATTATCCCCGGATGAAAACTAAATCAAGCATTACAAAAGCGATTGATCTTGTCGGCCTGGCGAACGTTGCCAAGGCTTGCGGGGTTACCTATCAGGCCGTTAGAAAATGGGAAAAGGCGGAGCGAATGCCTAGAACCGAATGGACCGGTGAAACCCATCATTGCACAGCAATTGAAAAGCTGACGGGTGGAGAGATCACCCGAGAAGAGCTTTTATCCATGAAGCGTACCGCTTAAACGCGGGGGTTTTATGGATACGATAGCGAAGAATGGCGGGGCCGTTCTTTATTGTTGCGGCTGGCTGGATCACCCGGCAAGGCGGGCAAAATGACGCCAGTTGAAAAGCTGCAATGGTTGGAGCGTCTTCACGATAGCCCTGACCTGAAGGAGTCCGCCATTCGCGTCGGGTTTTACCTTTGCCGGTGCCTAAACCACAAGTCGGGCCAGCTGAACCCTTCAATGGTGACCATTGGCCGCGAAACAAAAACGTCAAAAAGCGGAGTCAAGCGGGCAATCAAGGCCCTGGTCGAAGGCGGGCTGGTGGTTGTTAATGATCGCGGGACTGGAAAAGGAAACTGCACGTCTTACGGGTTATTAAAGGGGTCCACCCGTGAACCCATAAAGGGGTCACCCGTGAACCCCAAAAACGAGTCAAAGGGGTCCACCCGTGAACCTGAAAGGGGGTCACCGGTGGACTCAAAGGGGTTCACCCGTGAGCCAAACGGGCAAATTGACCTATTAGATGAACCTATGAAAGAACCTATGAAAAAGAAGGGGGAAATTTCTGAAGCCCCGCCTAAAAAAAATAATGGGAAAAAAGTTTCAGTTTCAGGGGCCGAAAAATCCCCCTGGGAATTGCCTGACGGGATTGATGAATTGGCTTGGAGTGAATTTGAAAGCCATCGGAAATTAATCAAAAAACCGTTAAACGATCTGGCTAGGACCAAGGCGGCAAATCTTTTGCTGACGCTATCGACAGACAATCAGCGCGAATGCGTCGATTATTCGATAAGGGGCGGATACACAGGGTTGTTCACGGATCGATTCAAGGGGAAGGGGCCGGGGTTTTCCGGCGTTAATTACGAAAAAGGGGTAGATAGCAATGGCAGATTCTAAAAGCCAGTTGGCCGCGCATGATGCGCTAATCAGCGCGGCGCGTCGTTCATCACCCGAGCTTATGTCGGTTGATGAAAAAAACATGGTTAACCGCAAAATAAAGGCGGGGATCCCTGAACGGTTCATTGGCCGAGGTCTGGACGAATACACCACGGACCGACCCGGCCAAGAGCGAGCGGCCCGGCAAGTGAGGGGCTACATTGACAACCTTCCGGCGGTGATTGCGGCCGGGAAGTGCTTGATGCTGCTTGGAAGCGTCGGCACAGGGAAAACGCACCTGGCCTGTTCGATTGTTCAGGCGGCGATTGAATCGGGCCGGCGGGCTCGTTACGAAACGGTTATGAACACTATTCGACGGATCCGGGAGACATGGGGCCGCCAGTCGCAGGAAACCGAGCGTCAAGTTTTAGCCGAGCTTGCCGGCCTTGATTTGCTGGTGATGGATGAAATCGGCCAGCAATACGGGACAGATAACGAAAAAGTTCTTCTTTATGACGTCATAAATTCGCGTTATGAAAAACGGTTGCCGACGGTGGTGGTTAGTAATTTTAACGTTGACGGGGTCGGTGATTACCTGGGAGAACGGGTTATTGACCGTCTTCGTGAAAACGGCGGGTCGGCAATTATTTTTGAATGGGATAGCTATCGTAAAAAAGGGGAAGTTTGATGGATGCAAAAACCGTAGTTCATTCAGCGATTTATAGAGGGGCAACCGAGCGCGGGGTTAATAGCCGCAGAGCGAAAAGGGCAGCGACGGCCGGGGTGGATTGTTGGAGGAAAAACAAATTTAAAACAGTCTCCAAAATGATTGATGAAAAAATAAAGGAAGCCGTCAACCATCAAAAAGCATGGGGCAAAAAAAAAATAACCTGAAGTTATAGACAGTAAATAACCAGCGGTTATATAATCCCCTAAACACCATAAAGGGGAACGCGAAAATGAAGGCATATAACGACGCTTTGGAAAACCACAAAAACGCCATTCAAATAATGGAAGCAACCCTTGAAGGGCTGAAAAGATCGATGGCCATGGAAACAAGGCCGCCTAGAAACGATCAGGAGCGGAACGCGTTGAGAATTTCTAAAGGGAATTTGACCAAGGCGGTTATCTATAAGCAGCGGGAAATTGAGGCCGAGAAAGAGTGTTTCGCGGCGTATTGGCGCTAATGACTGCCTACTATAACGAAATCGACCCTTACGCGGCGCAATGGCTAAGGAATCTAATTACTGCCGGGTTAATAGCGCCGGGCGACGTGGATGAAAGGAGTGTTGTTGATGTCAGTTCAAATGACCTTGCCGGGTATGACCAGTGCCATTTCTTCGCAGGAATCGGTTTGTGGTCGGCAGCATTGCGGCGAGCTGGATGGCCAGACGACCGACCCGTTTGGACGGGAAGTTGTCCCTGTCAGCCATTCAGCGGGGCCGGCAAAGGCGGTGGATTCGATGATGACCGGCACCTGTGGCCAGAATGGGAAAGGCTTATCAGTGAATGCGGCCCCCGGGTCGTCTTTGGTGAGCAGGTTGCAAACAAAGACGGCCTTGCTTGGCTCGATCTTGTACAAACTGACCTGGAAGCAGCGGGTTACGCCAGCGGGGCGGTCGATCTGTGCGCTGCGGGCTTCGGTTCTCCGAACATCCGCCAAAGAATCTGGATTGTTGCTGAAAGGGTGGGTGACGCCGGCGGCGCGGGATTACAAAGACACGCCGGGAATGGCTTTGACGGGGACAAACCCGGACGGGTCAAAAAGGAAGCGGACCGATCAATTGGCAAGGCAAGCGGCTTTGGTTGTCACGGGGAGCCGGGTCCAACAAACGGCAAATGGGCTGGCGTGGATTGGGTCTTCTGTGAAGGCGACGGATGGCGACCGGTTGAGCCCGGGCTTGTCCCGATGGCTAATGGGGATAGATCCCGCGTGGGACGATTGCGCGCCTACGGAAACGGTATCAACGTTGAAGTCGCGTCGGAATTTATCAAAGGGGTAGCAGGCTATGCCTGAAGCACTAATGACGCGGACCCCGAAGGGCTTGGTCCCGGCGGACATAGACAGCGCGGAGGCTATCGGGAAGGTTAAGGTCGGCGCTGTCATAAGGGTCAAATTCTCACGGGTCAGGAATTACGTTTACCATCAAAAATTCTTCGTTATGGCTAAGTTCGCGTTTGATCATTGGGAGCCTGGCGAGCTTCCTTCGCCGAAATGGGAAGGGGTCATGCCGGAAAAGAACTTTGACCGGTTCAGGAAGGACCTGATCATTCAGGCGGGGTATTACGAAGCAACCTATCGACTGGACAAATCAACCCGGATAGAGGCGAAAAGTATTTCATTCGGGTCAATGGATCAGGAAGAATTTGAAGAGCTTTATTCGTCGGTTGTGGATGTTGTTCTGAAGCACGTCTTGAAAAACTACACAGAAGAAGAGCTGGAACGCGTAGTCCTGGAATTATTGAGCTTTACTTGAATTTAACGGAGTCGAATTAATGGAATGGGTCAAAACAGCGGAGAAATTGCCAGAAGATCAAGCGGGGAAATCAGATGAAGATTGTCTGGAAATCTTGATTTCGACAGTCATTGACGGAAAACGATTCTATGAAACGGCGAATTATGAGCATGGGATTTACTACTTGCTTGGCCGGCCGGCGGATGATGGGTGGCAATCCCCGGATTTGTGGTGTCAGATTCAGCCGCCGCAATGACTGACCTACGGAAAGAAGCGCGGGGCCGTGAATGTCAAATTAGGTTGCCTGGTGTATGCAATTTTAGAAATGAAACCAGCGTCCTTTGTCACCTGAACGGCGCCGGCCTGGCAATCAAACAAGACGACATTCATGCCGCAATCGGTTGTTCAGACTGCCATGATGCAATAGACGGGCGAAAAAACTACGGTTTCGACCATGAGTTTCTGGAAGCGGCGTTGCTTTGGGGGATGTTCAGGACACAGAAGATATGGGTCGATGAAGGGTTTATTGTTGTCGTTTAACGGTTTCAACTGAAAAGGGGGTCATTATGGATCAGGCGGCAACGGTGGAGGAATTAACAGGAATGATCGATGAAACAACGCGGAAGAACGCGAAAGTTTTGATTGATAGGGGCCTGGAAGTGACCGGAGTCATTCTTACGAATAAAGCAACCGGGGATAAGTGCGCGGTCAACCTTGGAAAAATTATTTGGGCAAGCGTGTCGCCTGAAAAGTTGGGGATTGATAGGGATCAGCCATGAGCCCGGACCAATGGACAGACGACCAGATTGAAAACTATAACGAGCGGGCCGGGGTCCTGGAATATGAGGCCGGCATGGATCGAGAGGCGGCCGAGCTGATGGCTATTGAGTTGATTTTTGGGGGTGGTTGATGAACAAATTGAAAGAGTGCCCATGCGGTGAAGTGCCGGAGAGTGTCGATATTCAAGATGCTGGCCAAGGCGGCAAGTGGGCGTTTGCCGTGCCATCCTGTTGCGGTGAATGGATTATCGAGTTCAAGACGCAATACAAGCCGCTGGATTCTCCCGAATGTCAGGGCTTGGCAGATGCCGCATGGAATGACGCGCCGAGGGGGGAAAGCAAAGCTATCCCCGATCATGTTTGCGGACTCTGCTATCACCCAAAACAAGAGGCTGACTGCTGCGACCGGGATGATTGCGATATTCGTGGCAAAACACCAATAACCAAGGATAAAACAAAATGAGCAAAGGAATTAATAAGGTGATTTTGGTCGGAAACCTGGGGAAAGATCCCGAGGTCCGCTACAGTTCGAGCGGTTCGGCGATAGCGAACATTACCGTTGCTACCGGTGACAGCTGGAAGGACAAGCAGACCGGCGAAAAACAGGAACGCACGGAATGGCATCGAGTCGTATTTTTTAACCGCCTGGCCGAAGTCGTGGGCGAATACCTGAAGAAAGGGGCGAAGGTTTATATCGAAGGGCGGATCCAGACGCGGAAATGGCAGGATAAAGACGGACAGGACCGCTACACAACGGAAATTGTTGCTAGTGAAATGCAGATGCTAGGCGGGCGCGATTCAGGCGGCGACTATCAGCAGCAGGGCGGACAGCAACCCCAAGGCCAGCCGGCGCAAGCCCGGACGACGTCGCCAAGCCTGTCAGGCCCTAACAATGCCCCGCCTGGTGGGTTCGATAACTTCGACGATGACATTCCGTTTTGACGGCCGCGATGGGGGAATGTCCGTGCGGGAAAGTCCCGGAGAGTATCGGGGTTGAAGGAGCGAGGGAGGGGCCGGGGTTGTTGAATATTACGCCGGAATGACCCGAGGCGAAGCCGAATAACGGGCGAAACATGCTATGGAAACAAAAGCGGTTCAGGTGGTATAAATGAACTTTAATTGATGGCTTGACTAAAAGTACGGAATATTGGCTGATTTCACTAACACGATAACGGGCAATTCGAATGATGGGGCAACGTTCGGAAACGCCTCGCCGGGGGTGGCCGGGGTTGACTATCCTGAAAACGGCGACAACCTGGTCATCATAGACGGAACTGAAGTTACATTGCCTACAGGTGCTACGCAAGCGCTAGGCACTTCCCCGGATGACGACGTGTCCACGCCCGCTGTTTCCTGTGCGTCGAGTTCGGGCACAGGTAAATTTATTGTTAATGGCACCTTCATCATGCGCGGCTCAGTGCGCCAAGCAGATGTTGATTTTGAGCTAGGGCCGGGCGCAGTTATTGAGCATGATAGTTCGCAAGCCACTGACCCAGCTAACACGAACTATACGTGGCAGATAGGCATGGCCGCTGGGCAGACAAACCATCTTGTAGCCAGAGGCACGGCGGGAGCGGGGCGCGTGCTTGTTCGTAACGCAGCGGGAAGCGGTAAAGGTGGCGGCTTTACGGGGGGAGAATCTTACACCGGTGCGGGTGGTGTAGATTTTGAATTTGTAACTGTGAACGGTTGGCGCAGATCGTCGGGCAACAACGAAGTCATAATGACCAACATGACACTGGCCAGCAGTAAACAGCGGTTAATCAATTGTATATTCGACAATTGCGGGCCAATAGGCACTCCGCGATCAAGTATGCACCCTGATTCTATTTTAGAACTATCGTACACGTCTCATTTAAATCCGTCTGACATATATTGCTATGAAGGATGGGAAAGCAATAGTTCAGATCCTTCTGCCACCGGCAAGCGGATTATGACCAATTGCATTTTCGACGGCGCGCTTGAAATCATTTACTGTAGAGCAATAGATTTCACGGGTACTGCGGTTTGGGGTGCTTCTGCAGTTAAAACTTTAAGTGGGGAGGGCGGTAACAGGTTTGAATGCTCCGCATGGGGGGATGCGTTAATACACTCTGACGGCCAAAACACAAGTAACATAGTCTTTGGCGGCGATGTGACCGGGGTTATGATGTTGGAGGCAGGAAACACCGGGGAACTTGATTTCATGCGTGGTGGGGTTAACGTAACAGCCACCAGTAATTTTATAGATTGCGTGCTAGTTGCAGATCAACATTTCGACGGCGGGGAGTGGTTTATTTATGAGGGTAGCCCATCCGCGTTGACCACTGTCACTGTAACCGGAAACCTTCAGTTGCCTGTAGAGGGAACTGGCGGAGGTTCAGGAAAATTAGTTACTAATATATCAAACAGTGCTAACTACAACTTTATTGTTGACAACAACACACTAGCTGTCAGAGACGCAACAGCGCTTGAAGATTTAGTTGTGTTTCAGAGTCAAATTGAAGGGGTGGCGGGGACAGTTGAATCAGTTAGAAATAACTTTATCTACAACGGCAGCGGCACTGATAGAACAAGTCTTATAACTTTCGAAAATATCCCCGCCGCGATCGACGGCATGATCGTTAATGCGTCTAATAATGGAAGTTTTGGGATAACTGGTGACCAGTATCACCACGCAGATTCAAAATTTCAAAATGCACCGCCGGGGGCTAACGATGTTGTTGCTGACCCACAGTATGTAGACGACGGTGTTTCGTTTCTCGGTTGGGCCGCAAGCGTAGACCCGACCCTGACAACGATTGATTTATGGTGGCAAGAAGCCAAAAAAATGAACGATGATTCGGGTTATAACGCGGCTCTACACTGGATGGAGTTTCACGGCGCAGCAAGGGCGGCTTTTACTCCCACTAATACCG